ACCCAGAACTTGCCTGCGTGGTCAATCGCGAAATCACCGACCGCGAACGTGCCCGTCACGGGCGCGCCGCCCGTCGTAGCGCCAACGTAGCGGCTGGGAGCAACCGCCCCCGTTAGCCCGGAAGCAGCGAAGTGCGCTGCCGTGTTCGACCACGATGGGTCGGTGCCGTCAGAACGTAGGAACGTGCCACTCGAACCGATAGCGAGACGAACAAGCGCGCTCGCGTCTCGACGAATGATGTCGCCGCGGGTCGTCGTCGGGTCCGAGAGGCTGTCCCGTACGCCGATGTTGATCCATGCGGCGTTTGCCGCGTTCCGCTGCTTGAGTTGGTACGGCGTTGCCGTGGACGTATCGACCCAGAACTTGTAGGCGCCGACCGTGCCGGGGTCAGACGACTGGACATACGCCGCCTGATGGACAGCACTCCCGCCCGTCAACTGAGAATGCGGTGTGTCTGGCATTCAGGATCTCCACACAATCGGATTGCCGTTGTCATCCACCAGGGAGTCGCCCGCGTCATCGACGAGGTCGAAGACCCCGATCCCCTTCACCGGGATCTCCTGCACGATCAAACTCACCAGCAGGAATGTCGCCGTACCGGTAAACGTCACCACGCGGCACCCGATCAGGTCGCCCTGTGTCAGCGCCGTCGTCCAGCCCGTCAGGTCAGTAATCACGCCTTCACTCAGCACCGTCATGCCCGGCAATGTGCCCGCATGCAGCGGCGTCATGCCGCCGGACCAGTTGCCTTGTGAGGCGAACACGAGGTCGACCGTCGTCGTCACGGCAACTGGGACGAAGAGCGCCGAGCCCGCAAACAGATGCACCGCCAGCAACGTGCCGGGGAACGGCACCTCGATAAGCCCGGTTTGCCCCGCTGTCAGAGCGATTGTGCCGCCACCGAAGTGGTAGGCGAGCGCCTTCGTGCCCGCGAGCGGGTTCCTCTGCGTCGGCTGGACGACCGACTTGCGGAGGTTGTTGCGCCACATCTCGATGAGCTGCGGCGTGACCAGCGGGCTCTCTGCCATAAACCCCTACCCGCCGATGTACTGGATGTTCTGCGAGACGCCGCCGTTCGGCCCAACCTCACCATCCACCCGTTGTGCCCAGAGCGCTTGGCCCGTGCCGAGCCGGTCGTCGGCCGATATCGTGTGGAACTGGCCCGGCAAGATGAACGCATCGGATGGCGTCGTGATCTGGACCTTGACCAGTTCGCGGTTCAATTCCCCGATCCAGTAGTTCGCGACCGACTCGCAGGACATGCCGTCGCCCACCGTCGCGTCGGCCTTGCGTTCGATCATCTTCGACTCGAAGTTGAAGACCCGCAGCTCGCCGCCGCCGCCATCCACGTACCACACGCGCGGGTCGGCATAATCGCCCACGTCGTAACCACCAACCCGCACCGCGGTGTACCGCTCCAGAATCGTGCGCGTAGCCTGCCCGCGACTGATATTGACCGCTTCGGTGAACGTCATACTCGACGATCCCGCGTCAATCGAGATGGGCGTGCGTACGACGAACGACCCGTTGAAATAGGTCCGGTAGCCGAGCGAAATCGCATCGATACGACTGATATAGGAGAGCGCCGTTTCGTTGCGGCGCCAGACGAACTCCTCGGGGGCAACCGTACCCATGATCGTCGATGTGCCGCCGATACCGCCGACGTCACTCACCCCGGCGATACCGAGCACCGCGGCGACGATGTTCTGGTCGGTGTCTGGCCCGCCGGTGATGTCTTCCAGCAGCAACCCGTCCTCAAGTTCGTCGGGCGGGATGAATTGCGCCGCGCGATACATCGGGTCACGACAGATAAGCGTCACCTGTACCGGAAAGAGCGTGAAGTCGCGCTGGACGAGGACGCCCCGCCAGCGTGCGGTGCCATTGACGGTGATCACGACATCGTCGTAATACCCGCCTGAGGGGTTCGCAGCGCAGACGATAGACGCCTCGCCCACCTGCAAGTCGAAGCCCGCCGACCAGCGCAAGGACATTACAGAGTCGACGGACGAGCCGCCCACCGTCACGCTGACGGTGGTTTCCCGAACGGTGACCGTCACGTCTAAGCGTCGGTAATCAGAAATTCAGCCGTAGCGACTGTCGTCCCGTCGAGATACGGGGCGCGCCGGCTGGCCGACAGCAGGATGGCAGCGTGCGAGGTGAGCGTATCCACCGACAACGTGCCGGCCTGACCGATCACCGCATTGAGCGCACCCCAGACCGTCTCATTGTCGAGTGCCATCTGCATCTTCCAGCGCAGCGGTGAGCGGCCAGCCGTATCAACGAAGATGTCGTCGCCGCCGGGGATTTCCTGAATCGCCACGCGCGCCGCACGCGATTCCTCGTAGTCGCCGTACAGGGCCTCGAACGTGACGGTCGCGCCCGGAGCGCTGAAGGTCGACATCAGGTGGTCAACGACGGCGCGAAGGTACCGAATGGTGCGCCAGGCAGCGGCTGACCGACAGGCGCCTGCGATTGCTTCTCGGCCTCGACGATTGCGGTCAGGACGGCCTGCGATACCTGCTGAGCGAATTCGACCACCCGCTCGGCGGTATCCACCTTCGCCTCAGCGATATGCACGACAGGGGCGTTGAAGGTCGCGCCCGACTCGATCATGGGCTGCCCGCTGGTCGTCAGGGCTCCCCCCGCGGGGGCCACGGCTGCGGTCAACGGACCGGTAGCAATGGCTTCGTTCCCCGCGAGCGTTGCCATCGCCTGCCACTGCTGCTGCAAAGCTGCCAGGTTTGCGGCCTGCTCCTTGAGCGGTTGCCCGAGCGTGACCGGCAAAGTATTTCCTACGGCGGCGAAGGCTTCGCTCAGCCGCCCCGCAATGTCCGCGAGGATCTGGAATATCACCGACTTCAGCGAACTGAACGCTGCCTGAATGGCATGCACCACCCGCTCGGTCACGCCCTGGATGTTCATGAAGTTGGTCGTCCACGCAGCCGCGAGTAGGCCGACGATCACAATGGCAGCCCCGATCGGCGTGATCAGCAACCCCACGAGAGTGATCACGCCGGCGATTGCGATCAGGGCTGGCCCGATGGCCGCGGCGAAGGCGAGCCACTTGACGATGTTCAACTGCTGCTCGGGCGTGAGTTCCCGAAACGTCTTCACCAGTTCCTGAAACTTTGGGATGATCTGGTCGTTCACGAACGCCAGCGCGTCTGCCACCACCGGCTTGAGGGCTTTCCATGCCTCGATCAGTTCACCCTCAAGCGTCCGCGCAACGAGTCCGATCTGCCGTTCCGTCGTCTCCGCTGCTATCGCGTTCTCTGTTGCTAGGGCCGTGTTCTCGGCCCATGCGTCATTCGCGATCCCGAGGGCGTTCGTCAGCACGTCGCCTTCGGCGTTGGCTAAGTTCAGGATCAGCAACCGCTGGCGCACCTCGGTGAACCCGAGGTCGTTGAGTGCCTGATTGACGGCCTCTGCCCCGCCGGTCTGCTTTAGCCGCTTGAACCCGTCGATGACGGCGTCAAAGGCCGACGTGGGGTTCGCCTTCACCATTGCCTTGAACTGTTCCTGTGTGACGCCGGCGACCTTGGCGAACGCCGCGAGTTGCTTCGCGCCGCTACCTTGCCCGAGTTCTCCGAGTTTCTCGTTCGCCTGCCCGATCTCGCGCTTGTACCGCTCGATCGCATCGGCGTTTGCCTGCACGACGGATGCCGGTGTGTTGCGTCCGAACTGGGACTGCTTCGCCACCGCGGTTTCTAACTGCGAGTTCAGGTCAACGATGCGATCGTTGAGCCCTTCCATCTTCGTGCGCTGCTCGTCGGTGACCTTGTTGACGCCCGACGCGGCCTCGATCAGATCGAGGTACGTCTTGACGATAGCCGTCGAGCCGGCCTCAGGCTCAAGGCCAACCGCGACCGCGGCGCCGGCTGTGCCGAGGATGTCCTGCGGCGACACCCCCACCGCGGCCAATGGACCAGCGATGCGTTTGGCCGTCGAGAGAATGTCAGCCTCAGAACCCTGCAACTTGTTGCCGAGGTCCACGATGGCCGACGCAGCGTTCTCCCACGCCTCGCGCGGGGTATTGCTCAACAGGGCAACGCGAGCGAAGTCTTCCCCGACCTGATCCGCCGCGATGCCGGTCGCACCTGACAACTGCGCCGCCAGCGCGGTGAAGTCTCGGATGTCCTCCTTGGCGATACCGAGTTGCCCAGCATCCTTGGCGATGGCCGCGAGTTGCCCCGCGTCAAGACCGCCACCCTGGATCGTCTTCGACAGCGCGACCAGTTCATCGCCCAGCGCGGCCGTCTCGGCCTGCGTCAGTCCGGCTGTCTTCCGCACGCCGGCCATGCTCGTCTCGAACTCGGCGCCCGTCTTGAAGATGGCCGTGCCCGCCGCAACGATGGGCACCGTGACGCCCGCCGTCAACGCCGTGCCAGCCCTGGTCAGGCCAGCAGCCGTCGACTTCATCGCGCTCTCGACGCGACCGAGCCCGGCAACCGCCGCCGAGACATCGGCGCCAACGGTAACGAACAGTTCAGCTAACGGAACAGGCACTTAGATCGTCTCTCCCGCGCGCATGCGCGCAGCCACCGCTCGTGCCCGCGACTTCCCGCGCGCGTCCCGCTCAGCCTTCTGCCGCTCCGCATGCTCGATGCGGTACAGCGCCATCCACTGGGCAAACTCATGCGACGACATGCGCCGCAGGAGATCCTCGCGCGTCATGTGCAGTTCGCGCGCAAGGTGAAACTCAAACCTCAGCGTCCCGTCCGTTCTCAGTGCTTTTGACGGCATCCTGAACAGACTCCTCGGACAGACCCGACGCGAGGTTGATCGCCTTGATGATCCGCAGCAGCGGCGCGATGCTCTTGTCGAGCAGTCTCTCGTAATCGTCCAGCGTGAACTTCGGGCTGACGACACCCTCGATGAAGGTCAGGGCTTCGAGTTTCGCCTGGTCGGTCACGTCCTTGCCGGTGTAGCGGTCCCTGGTCGTCGACTGCTTCGTGATGTCTGCGACCTGGCGACGACTGAACGTACGGATGGTGACCGTGCCGTTCCACTCGGGGATCGGGATCACCGTCTCTTCAATATCGTTCGTGGCGAAGATGTCCTCGACGGTCAAGGCTCGCAAGGAACTACTCGGCTGTTTCGGCATGAGCCCTCCTTCAGGGGTGATGCTCTACACTGCGCCGCCATGCGATGGATGACAGCAATCGCGTTCTGTCTACTCGTGGGCTGCCAATCGCAGCCGCCGATTCCCACGCCGACCCCAGTACAACCGCCGGCCAATCAGGAAGGGCGCGTTCAGTCCCCGATTGGCACAGGCGCGATACTCGGAGCAGACCGCACCGCGCTCGACGACTACGGCAAGGCGCAGGACGAGGACATCGCACTCAGTAAGTCCGGCAAGCCACAGGCAGCTCGCGCGGCGATGACGGGCTCAGGCCGTGTCGCCACGGTCGATAACGAAACGCGCGTGCTCGTGCTGGAGGTTGATGGCCCCCAGACACGAGTCCGCGTGTTGGATGGCGCGAGCGCTGGGCGTGAAGGATGGGTCTATAGCGGCGTGGTCGTTCGACCTAGGCCGCTGTGACCGTGCCTGAGACAGCGAGTTCAGCCGACCATGTCGCCGTGTCGTCGCCGGGCGTATCAACACCCCACGACGCGACATAGGCCGAGCCGGTAAAAGACCGCGTGCCGCCACCCGAGCCTGACGGGCGATAGGCGAACGTTGCGGTGGCCGGCGTTGCCGCGAGAATCGATGCCTCGAAGATTGCCGCGACCACGGGGTCGTAGGCGCCTTCCAGACTGATCGTCGCAGCGTATGGGCCGACGACCTTTGATACCGGGTTGCCGCCGATTGGGTTGATATCAGTAATGTCACGTTCGATACTGATCGACGCGCTCGTCGTGTACGGGCTGATGTCCGTACCACCAAACGTGAACTGAGAGATTGCGCCGCTAGAGAATGCCACGCGCCCTTACTCCTTCTGGTTGAGAAGGAGCGGGCGTTGCGAACGGCGGCTCCGAGTGGAGCTGCGGCTCGGGAAGAGGCGCAGCTTGGCCTATGGTGCTCACGCTGTGACGCGGGAACCTGTAACGATGCTCAATCGCTGACACGATCATCAGCAACCCGTCCCGGAAGCGTTTCCAGAACTGGTCCTGCCGACCGTAGCGAGCATCAATCGCGGATGTCACGGTGAGCAATCCGCGGCGCACCTGTGACCAGAACTGACGGTCGGCATCCACGACGGTCAGAAGCCTGCCGGCTGGAATCGGATGCGGTAGAACCCTCCAAGGTAGACCACTGGCACACCGTTCTCCGCATCCTTCCGTTGGTGGGGTTGTTCGCGGTTACACGAGGCGATGCGGGTATCGCGGATCAGCACGCCCACGTCGCGCACCGTCAGAATCTCGTCGATCCGATCCGCAATCGCCTCGATGGCGTCGTACGACGACCCGCCACGCACCGCGCGAATGAGGTAGATCGCGTTGGTGAACCGCGACGTCGAGGTCTGGACCTTGTCCGCACCACCGAGATACGAGCACAACACCACCGTGCTCGTCAGAGGCGTACTCTGCGGCGCCTGATCGAAATAGATCCGCGAGCCGAGCATCAGCGTCGAGTTCAGGATGTTGTCGTGGCTCAGCGTTTCCCAGATCCACTGGTTGACGCGGGTGATATCGGCTGACACTCACAAACTCGTGAGGTTCTTCTTCAGACGCGTGACAAATTCGTCGCGCTGCGGCTCAACCGATGGTGTCATGTACGGCTGCGGGTCC